GTTTCGGAGTATAAAAATAGTGTTGCGTTGGATGATTTGTCTGATGAGCAGATGAGTGAGGCTGTGGAGATGGCTCGGTTGGGTGCGTTTGAGCGGGCTATTGCGCGTGTGTTGGGTGTGCATGAGAATGTGTTTATGGAGGCGTTGACTCGGGGTCGGAAGAATCCTGAGTCGAAGTGGGGCGAGTTTGCTGGCCGGTTTTATGAGGCGCGTAAGCAGCATATGAAGAAGAATCTTGCTGCGATTAATGCTGCTACGGAGGAGGGGGATTGGAAGCCTGCGGCGTGGCAGTTGGAGCGTTCGTTTGGTTTTGGTAAGTTTGAGCAGGTGGAGCATAATGTTGCGCCTGAGGCGTTTTCGTTGATGCAGTTGGCGCAGGTTCCGTTGGATGAGGCGCGTCGGGTTATTGAGGCGGAGGCGGTGGATATTGATGATGATTTGCCGCCTGCTGCGTAGCGTATGAGTGGTGTTGATGTTGAGGTTGCGCGTCTTCGGGCGCGGATGGCTGATCCGGTTTGGAAGGCTAAGAATCTTTTTGGCTTTGATGCTTGGTCGAAGCAGCGGGAGATTCTGAAAGCTCTTAGGCGTAATAAGCGCGTGGCTGTTCGTTCGTGTCACGGGGTTGGTAAGACGGCGACGGCGGCAACTGCGGTGCTTGATTTTATGACTGAGGGGCCGTGTCGTGTGATTACGACTGCGCCTACGTGGTCACAGGTTGAACAATTGTTGTGGCGTGAGATTGCGGTGCGTCATTCGAAGATTCCTGGTGGGAAAGACGCGTTTGGCAAGTTGTTTAAGAGCAGTCTTGAGGTTCGTTCTGATTGGTTCGCGATGGGGCTTAGTACGGATAAACCGGAGCGTTTTCAGGGTCATCACGCTCCGAGGATGATGCTTGTTGTGGACGAGGCTAGTGGTGTTGATGAGGCTATTTATGAGGCTGCTGAGGGTTTTTTGACTGCTGATGAGGCGCGAGTGTTGTTGATTGGTAACCCGACAAGGCCGGCTGGCACGTTTTATAAAGCGTTTCAGAAGGAATCTGGTTGGTATACGGTGCATATGAGCGCGTTTGATGCTCCGTGTTTTACGGGTGAGAAGGTTTCTGAGGATGCTCAGCGAGCTCTTATCACGCAGGAGTGGGTGCAGGATGCGAAGCAGCAGTGGGGCGAGGATTCTGCGGCGTATAAGATTCGCGTCCTTGGCGAGTTTGCTGAAACAACGGGTCGCCAATACTTCCAATTTTTTGAAAATCTTGCAAGCAGGGCTGCGAGTAAGCGTGGTTTTGTGCGTGGTATGCCTGTGCCTGGTGGGCGTGTGGAGTTTTATGAGGATCATCGAGGCGCGATGCGATTGTGGGAAACTCCGCGTAAGGACGCAAAGTATTTGATCTTCGCTGATGTTGCAGGCTCAGTGAGCTTTGACGAGTATGAGCGTCGAGAATCCCGCATCGGAAGCGGAGCCGGCGCGGACTATAGCGTCGCTGAAGTGTTGCGCTTGGATACGGGCGAACAAGTTGCCGAAGTCAGGTACCGAGCTGACGTGGACGAGTTCGCTGATGATCTCGCTCGCATTGGTCGCTTGTTCAATGATGCAATTATTGCTGTTGAACGCAATGGCCCGGGCACGGCAGTTCTGACGCAGCTGAAAAATGCGATGGGGTATCCGCGTTTGTGGCGACCGAAGAATCCGATTGGGGTTTATGATCGGTACGAGCAAACGCTTGGATGGAACACGACAAGCGCGACGCGTCCTTTGATGCTTAGCGCGTTGCAGGCTGCCATTCGAGACGAGCCGCATCGGCTTAAGAGTGAGATGTTGTTGGATGAGATTAAAACGTTTGTGTATCGTGATCGTGGTGGGCGCGAGCCTCGTCCCGAAGCTGATGAGGGTTGTCATGATGACTTGGTGATGGCTATGGCTGGCGCGCAGGCTGTGTGGCAACAAGAGGCCGTGTCGCCGATTAGGCTTGTGGAAAAGCCGAAGCCGCGCGTTGAGAAGGACATTCAGAAGCGTGCTACGCGTTTTGTGGTTGGTAAACGCTGAGCCTGATAAAAATCATCAGACTCAATTAATAGGTTAGTTCTTGTCTGGGTTTAGGCTATAGTAGTGTTGTGGCTGGTACAAGTATGAAACTTGGTGGTGGTGGGAAGTATAAGAAGCTTGTTGCTTCGCTTCGTGCTAAGGGCGCTGATGATCCGCGCGCGCTTGCTGCTAGTATTGGGCGTAAGAAGTATGGTGCGGAACAGTTTCAACGGATGGCGGCTGAGGGTCGTCGGAGGGCGTCATGATGGACGGTAAGAAGAAATACGGCAAGATGGATTCGCCTGCGAATTCTAATCTCAAGGCCCTTTCAAACGCCCTGCAGAAGCGTAAGTCTTCGGCTGCGCAGAAGCGACGCGAGGCTGGAAATTTTTACAAGACTGAAACGGCTGCTAAGTTGCGCGGAGAGATGGGATACAATCCTTCCGGCACGCAGGGCGCTAAGGACACCGAAGCAAAGTATATGAGGAAATAATGGCTGTTGATCCGAACATGATCGGCGCGGGACCCATGATCCCACCCGCCCCCGGCAACAACCTCGGCATGAACCTCCCCAGCATGCCCATGCAGCAAATGCCCATGCCCGGCTCTCCGCCCGCAGTCGAAGCACTGCCCGGCATCGCACAGCTCGCACAAGAGCAGACCATGCAGGTGCTTGAGCAGGAGCGCCAGATGATGGAAATGCAGGAGCGCATGCAGAAAGAAATCATGCTGCTCATCGCAAGCCTGCCGACAAAGAACCCTGCTGGTCAGGCCGCTGTGTCCACTCCGCTTCCGCCCGCTATGAGTGGCGCGGGCATGGGCGCTCCTTCGGCTCCTATGGGCATGGGCGGCATGGGTGATGAAATGATGCCAAGCGAGCCTATGGGTGGCGAGCTTGGTGGCTACTAATCGTTTCGCTCAGACTGATGCGGCGATCCTCTCGCCGTACACGCGCGCAAGCGTTGTCACCCCTAGTGACACCGAAGACTTGCCTGAAATCAGTCGAGGAATCTGCGCGTATAAAAATAGCGGATCGCACACAAAAATGAATTTGATTCTTGCGGATGATACTGAAGCTGAAATTTTTTATGTTGTGTCTGGTGATTTGCTTCCGCTTCGAGTGAAGCGTGTGATGGATACTGATACTGACGCAACTCATATCACTGTGCTCTACTGATAAAATACGCGTATGGCTTGGACTACTCCTTCTACGGTCACTGCGGGCCAGACACTTGCTGCTTCTTTTTGGAATGAGCAGGTTCGTGACAATATGATGGCTGGTCATCCTATTGTTACTTCTTCAACTCGTCCGTCTTCTCCTTTTGAGGGACAGATGATTTATGAAACAGATACGCAAAAGGCTCTTATTTATTCCGGATCTGATTGGGTTGAAATTGCGGATATTGATTACCCAATGTATAGGTACTACTCAGAGTCTTTGTCTGAGCAGTCAACAACTAACGGTTACAGTAACGCTGTTACTGCTTTTACAAGTTCTGAAATGAATGTACCAGGCACTGGCATTCTTACCGCTCTTTTTGAAGCAGAAGTTAAAGCTTCTTCTTCCTATAGTGTTTATGTTGATTTGGGGATTAATTCAGGAGGTACTTATAGAATTATTAATTCCAATATAAATTACTGGTCAAATGGCACTAGCATTATGTCTTATAACGCTGGTAGTGCGCAGGGAAATAATACAAACTATGAAATTATCACTGCGACTGTTTTCCCGTTTTCAAATAAGTTTGCTCAAAGCAGCACAGACAATGTGCAATTTAGGCTTAGGTACGGTGGGAATATTGCTGGCGGAAATTTGGCTTATATTAAAAACATTAAGTTTAGTCTTATTTACAACAGGCACTTTTAGAAATTCGCTAAACTAAAGAAGTGCCATACAACCCGCCATACGGACCCACAGGCTGGAAAAATTATCCAGACATTAGTACGCCAATTGTTGCGGAAGCACTAAACCTTGTTAACACAGGCGTTGAGCAAGCCTTCAATCAGTTTCAGCGCGTCACAACTACTGAACGCAATGCGCTAACTCCGAGCATTGGCGAGTTCGTATGGGATACCAATCTAAACCAGATGATGGTTTGGATTGAAACGCCAACGGGAAACAAGTGGCTTCCGATTGGAAACATCCTCGTCACAACCTCAACTGATCGTCCGTCTAATCCTTTTAATGGTCAAGTTATTTATGAGACGGACACTAATGAGTTGCAGGTATATTATGGATCTTCGTGGGAATCTCGTGTTGGTCCGACTGGCTCGACTGGTCCGACTGGGCCACAGGGAGCTACGGGCGCTACGGGGGATACTGGCGCTACTGGTCCTACTGGAGCAATTGGGCCAACTGGCTCAACGGGAAGCACTGGCCCGACTGGGGACACCGGACCTACTGGTGCTACGGGAGCAACTGGTGATACAGGCCCGACTGGTCCGACGGGTGACATTGGCCCGACCGGGGACACTGGTCCCACGGGAGCTACTGGACCGACGGGAGAAGTAGGGCCTACTGGGCCGACTGGTGACACGGGCTTGACTG